TCTAATATCGTACATGGCCGTTGGGGCGTCGAAGAGACTGCACGACGAATCTTTGAAGCAGTCAGAGACTACCAACCAGTCGCAGTAGGTATTGAGAAGGGTGCGTTAAAGAACGCTGTAGCTCCCTACCTGAACGATATAATGAAGAAGAACCAACGCTTCTTTAGAATAGAAGAGTTAACACACGGCAACAAGAAGAAGACAGACAGGATCGTGTGGGCACTACAAGGCCGTTTAGAACACGGCAACTTAGTATTAAACAAAGGCAAGTGGAATGCTCAGTTCCTAGACGAGTTGTTCCAGTTTCCTAATCAATTAGTCCACGATGACTTGATAGATGCTCTTGCGTACATAGACCAGTTAGCTAAGGTTTCTTATGCATTTGACTACGAGGAAGAGGACTACGAATTTTTAGATAAATACGCAGGCTACTAATTATGGAACTAGAAGGCAACGAGAACTTTGCTACAGAGCAGTACCTAGAAGACTGGGTAATTGATAAATGTGATGACTGGCGTGACCACTTTGAGGCTAACTACTCAGAGAAGTTTGACGAATACTACCGCCTGTGGCGTGGCCAGTGGTCTGCACAGGATCGTACACGCGACACAGAGCGTTCTAAGATTATCTCTCCTGCGCTACAGCAGGCTGTTGAGTCATCTGTAGCAGAACTAGAGGAAGCTACCTTTGGTCGTGGTAAGTGGTTTGACATTGAAGATGATGTCTACGATCAAGACAACAGAGACATTGCTTTGCTGCGTAACGCGCTAGAGCAAGACTTTAAAAAGAACAAGGTACGTAAGGGTGTAGCAGAGTGTCTGATTAACGCTGCTGTGTTCGGTACAGGTATTGCTGAGATTGTTCTTGAAGAAGAAAAAGAGATGAAGCCTGCTACACAGCCTGTGATGGGTGGTGAGCTTACAGCGGTAGGTGTTAACATACAGGATCGTACATGCGTTAAGCTGCGCCCTGTAATGCCACAGAACTTCCTGATTGACCCAGTAGCTACAGACATTGACTCTGCCCTTGGTTGTGCAGTAGATGAGTTTGTGTCAGCTCACTCAGTAGAGCAGCTACAAGAGAGTGGTGTGTATCGCAACGTAGACATACAGCTTGCCTCTCCTGACTTCAACATTGAGCCTGATCAGGACTTGACACGCTTTGATGAAGACAAAATACGCCTGACTAAATACTACGGACTTGTTCCTCGCAACCTGTTAGACAAGGCAATGGAAGAGAAGGACTCTGAAGAAGAGGTTGTTACCTTTGAAGACGAAGATGATTCCTACTATGTAGAGGCTGTTGTTGTTATTGCTAACGGTGGTGTACTGCTGAAGGCTTCCAAGAACCCCTACATGATGGAAGATCGTCCTGTCGTTGCATTCCCTTGGGATGTCGTTCCTAGCCGCTTCTGGGGTCGAGGAGTATGTGAGAAAGGCTACAACTCACAAAAGGCGTTAGACGCAGAACTACGCGCTAGAATCGATGCTCTTGCACTGACTATCCACCCAATGATGGCTATGGATGCCTCCCGTATGCCTCGTGGTGCTAAACCAAGCATACAGCCAGGTAAGACCATCCTAACCAACGGCAACCCTGCTGAGGTGTTACAGCCATTTAACTTCGGTAACGTCAGTCAGATTACCTTTGCACAGGCTCAGTCACTACAGACTATGGTACAGACAGCCACAGGCGCTATTGACAGCGCTGGTATTGCAGGCTCTATCAACGGAGAGTCTACCGCTGCTGGTGTCTCTATGTCACTAGGCGCTATCATCAAGCGTCACAAGCGTACCTTGATCAACTTCCAAGAAGCCTTCCTGATTCCCTTCGTACAGAAGACTGCTTGGCGCTACATGCAGTTTGAACCTGAGCTGTATCCAGTAGCTGACTACAAGTTCCACACCTCTAGCTCTCTAGGCATCATTGCTCGTGAGTATGAAGTAACACAGCTTGTACAGTTGCTACAAACTATGTCACCAGACACGCCAATGTATCCTAAGTTGGTTATGTCTATCATCGACAACATGAACCTGTCTAACCGTGAAGAGCTTATTGCTACTCTTGAGCAGGCTAACCAGCCTAACCCAGAAGCTCAACAGGCTCAACAGATGGCTCAACAGGGTCAGATGGCCTTCCAGGCGTCACAAACTGCTGCACTTAACGGCCAAGCCGCTGAATCGCAAGCCAGAGCGCAGAAGATTGCCATTGAAGCACAGGCTATACCGCAGGAACTGGAGATTGACCGCATCAAAGCTGTTACAACTAACCTAGATAAGGGTGATGCAGACGATAAAGAGTTTCAGAGACGCTTAGAAATCTCTAAACAGCTACTAAAAGAGCGTGAAGTAGCCGTGAAAGAGGAAAATGTTGCTAGACAGGCAGCTCCACAGCCTGAGCCAGCAGCACCTCAACCACCAGCACAAGGAATGATACCTAATGGTCAGCAGTAGAGACTTAGAACACGTAGAAGCTCAAGTAAATGTACAGTTTGAGGAACTATTTAAGAAGATTGCACAACTTGAGAAACAAATAGCGGAAACAGGAGCTAAGAATGGCAAAGGCAAAAGTAACACAAAGCCACAGAAAGGGTAGAGCACCTGCTAAAGGTAAAGCTAAGGTTAAAGTAACTTCTAGCGGCAAGAAAGTAAGCTATGGTCAGGCTGGTAAGGCTAAGGGTGGCGGCCCTAGAGTAAAACCAGGCACTTCTAAAGGTGATAGCTACTGCGCTAGGAGTTTAGGTATTAAGAAGAGGTTACCTAAAGAAAAGCAGAACGACCCTAACACACCTAATAACTTATCAAGAAAGCGTTGGAAATGTTCTGGCGCTAAATCTAGGAGAAAGTGATATGCCATACGGTAAAGGTACATACGGTAGTCAAGTAGGTCGTCCACCAAAGAAAAAAACAGCGCCAAAGCCTAAGAAGAAGCCAGTTAAAAGAGGTAAGTAACGTGGCCATTAGAAACTCTACAGTAAACAAAGCAGGGAACTACACTAAGCCCACCATGCGTAAGAGATTGTTTAACGAGATTAAAGCAGGTACTAAAGGTGGTAAGGCTGGTCAATGGTCTGCTAGGAAAGCTCAGATGTTAGCTAAACAATACAAAGCAGCAGGTGGAGGCTACAAATGAAAGGTGTAAACCACTACAAGAAAGACGGCACTGTCCACAAAGGAGGTATGCACAAAATGCCTGATGGTTCTTTACACTCAGGCAGGTCTCACGGCAAAACCAGTGAAAAGCTATTCCACTATGGTGCTTTGTCAGATAAGGCTAAAATGAAAGCGAGGAAGTCATGGCGCTAACGGAATCACAGAAGTCTTTAAAAAGGTGGACAAATCAGAAGTGGCGTACACCCTCTGGTAAGCCTAGCGGCAAGACTGGAGAGGTCTACGCACCTTCTAAGACAATTAGTAAGCTGAAGTCCACAGCAGCAGGTAAGAAGAAACTAGCCGCTGCTAACAGGAAGAAGAAGGAAGCAACCGCTAAAGGCAAGCAACACGCCAAGCATGGCCTACATAAGGGCAAGAAACGATGAAGGGCCAGACACACGGCGGCAAAGGAAGTGCCCAGCGCAAGACAGACCAGAAGAAGTTTGCAGCCAACTGGGACGCTATATACAACAAAACTGAGCAGAAGTCAAGTAAAAAGAAGAAATAATGCTTGACTTTCTTATGCTTTTATGTTATAATAACTGTGTAAGACTAATATAAACAACGCTGTCCTAATAGGAGAAACAGTATGATTGATAAAGAACTTGAGCTGTATTACCGTAACATTAGAGATATGTTTGGAACACCTGGCTGGAAGCAGCTAATGGAAGACCTTAACTCTAACGCAATGGTAATAAACTCAGTAGAAGCTGCAAAAGACAATGAAGACCTATACTTCCGTAAAGGCCAACTAGCTGTCATAGCTAACCTGCTGAACTTAGAAGCTCAAATCGATGCAGCCGAAGAAGAAGCAATGAAGGAAGAAGACTCAGAAGAAGCTGCCTAATGAGAGCTATATATGAGTATCGCTGCGAGGATGGACACACAAATGAACGCTTTACAGATTCAGAGTGTACCCACATCCCCTGCTTAGACTGCAATAAGATTGCAAGAAGAATTGTAAGTGCTGTGCGTTGTAAGTTAGACCCTATCTCTGGTGATTTTATGGGTGCTACCAGACAATGGGAAAAGAACAGGGCACAGAAACTACAGCAAGAGCGCAAGGCCAACTCCTAACCGAAGCCCTGCATAATACACCTCCATAATGAGAATACTCACGGAGTTTAATAATGGCAACACTAATAGAC